GGCTGTGCCCGGAGGCTGTCGAGGCGCTGCTGGAGGACTTCGCCCGAGGCGTGCCGCGCGCGCGGCTCGTCACACGTTATGGCGTCTCGGCGCACGTGGTCGGGCAGATCATCGAGGCCGCCGCCGGCGTGCTCGCCTACGTTCCGGCGCGCCTCCGTCAGACGACGGAGACGCCGTCGTGAGCGACCTTTTCGGCGCCCTGCCGGACCAGAGCGCGGCCACGGCGGACCTGGTCACGCGGCTGGAATGCCGCGAGACCCCGGAGCGGGCGGTGACGGACCTCGTCGCCGCCCGGCCGTGGCCGATGGCCTACGCCCACGTCTGGGAGCCGTGCGCTGGGACGGGCGTGCTCTCGGGCGTGCTGCGGCGCCTCGGCCACAAGGTCATAGCTTCCGACGTCCACGCCTGGCGCGGAGATTATGACTTTGTCGCCGATGCCCTGGCGGTCGAGACACCGCCCGCGCCGGTGGTGATCACCAATCCGCCGTTCTCCATTGCGCACGAGCTGGTCCGCCGCTGGCTGGCCATCGGCGTGGATGAGGTGGTGCTGTTCCACTCCTGGTCCTGGCCGGTCCAGGTCGGGGCTTGGACCCTATTCGACGCGCACCCGCCGACGCATATCGCGCCGCTGCGCCGCCGGGTCACGCCGTGGCGCTTCGACGTCCCCGCGGGCGAGCGCCGGGGCAGCACGCCGGATCGCTACTGCTGGTTCCGCTTCCGGCGCGGCTACACCGGCGCGACCCGGCTGTGCCGCATAGAAAAGGAGGCATGATGACCGTAAAGGCCAAAGCGAAAGCGCCCATCAGCCCGCAGCGCCCCGCCACCCCTCAGCGCAGGGCGGCGCTGGCGAAGGTGCATGCGGCCCGGAAAGACCTGGCGCTGGCCGAGGAAAGTTACCGCGATCTGGTCGCGCGCGTGACGGGGCGTCGCTCGGCCAAGGACTGCACGCTGGCGCAGCTTGACGCGGTGGTGGCCGAAATGAAGCGCCTGGGCTGGCAGCCCAGGAAGACCCAGCCTGCACGCGCGGGCAAGCGCAAGATTGCGCCCGGCGAGGTGCAGGCCAAGGCGCGGGCGCTGTGGCTGGACCTCTATCACCTGGGCGAGGTGCGCGACCCCGCCGAAGCGGCGCTGGACGCCTTTGCGCGGCGGCAGGTGGGCGTGGACAGCGCCCGGTTCCTGACCCCGCAGGAGGCGCACCGGGTGATCGAGGCTCTGAAGGACTGGGCCGCGCGCGCCGGGGTCACCTGGTCCCCCTATTACCTCGCCGGCGAACCTCGGCACGCGCCCAAGGCGCGCGTCATCGAGGCTCAGTGGGCGCGGCTGTATGCGCTGGGCGCGGTGCGACTCAACGATGGCGCGGCGCTGTCGTTTTGGCTACATCGCGTAGGGTGCACGCCGGGTCTGCGCGACGTCGCGCATCTGGACCACACGGCGGCCGACCAAGCGATCGAGCGGCTGGGCCGGTGGATTAGGCAGAGGCAGGCGGAGGTGGGGGATGGGACGTCCTGATGGGATGAGCGGCATACTTGCTGAAGTCGCGGACCTGGCCGGGGTGGCGGCGGCGCTGGCGCTGGCCGAGCGCTATGGCGGGGACAAGGTTCACGTGCCCGCGCGGCCCCGCCCGGACAGCCCCCTGGCCCGGTGCATCGGCGCGGACACGGCATCGGCGCTGGGCGAGCGGTACGGGGGCGAGAACATCGCCGTGCCGCTGGGACCGGTCAACCGCACGCGGCGGGTCGAGGTGATGCTGTGCGATGGCGCGCGTCCGGTGGAGATCATCCGCAAGCTGCGGGTCAGCCGCCGGACGGTCGAGCGCGCCGCCGCCCGCCTGGCCGCCGGGACCGCGCCGGGGCGGGGATCGGCGCCGGAGACGGCGCAGGATGGCCGGCAGATGACCATCGACGATTTCCTGTAGCCGCACGGATGCCCTGCCGGTGGCGCAGCCCGCCAGCCCGGTGTACTTTCCGCTGGCAACCGCAACAGCCAATGGAGTCCGCCATGCGCCGCCTGCTGATCGCCGCCGCAACCGCCGCGAGCCTCGCCGCCCTGGTCCCGCCCCCAGCCGCCCGTGCCGCCGACGCCCTGACCGAATTGGAAGCCTATGCCGCCGAAGCCGGGCGCATGGTCGGGCACCTCGAAGAATGCGGCCTCTACGACGATGCCGCCAACATCGAACGGAGCGGCCTCGGCCTGGTGCGTTCGAGCGCCGACGTCATCGGGGTGGATAGCCGTGCGTTGGTGGCACGCTTGCGCAGAGCCAAGATTCAAATGTCCCTGGCTGACCCTGCATGTGACCGGGCAGCGCTGCGCGCGCGCCTAGAACGGTACGAGACGGCCAGCGACCGTTTGAACGACGCCTTTGAACAATAGCCCACTCTCACAGCCGACTTCCGCAACAAAAGCGCCGCAACCGACAGGTGACGCCGTGGGGCCGTCGCCCCGGTTGCGGCACTGTCCCCGCCAGATACCACGCTGGCGGGGATTATCATGCAGATTCGCCTTCTCACCCTGCGGCCCGAAGACATCCGCGCGGCGGCGACGGCCTTGCGCTGTTCGCGCGCGGCGGTCGAAGCCGTGATCGACACGGGCGTCGATGGCCACCCTCTTGCGCAGTTGCATCTCGTGAGACGGGGAGCCGCATGACCGCCATCGCCCACACGCCCGACACCTGGCCGGCGTCCCGCTGGCCGGACTTCACGCACGCCGAACTGGCCAGCCGGGAGACCGGCGAATGCCGGATCGACCCCAATTTCATGGACCGCCTGCAAGCGCTTCGCAACGCTTATGGCCGGCCCATGGTCATCACCTCGGGCTATCGGACGCCGGACGAGAACGCCCGCATCTCCTCGACCGGCCAGGACGGCCCGCACACGACGGGCCGTGCCGTCGATATCGCCGTGGCGGGCGCGGATGCGCACGACCTGCTGCGCCTGGCGCTGGTCTATGAGTTCAAGGGCGTGGGCGTGCACCAGAAGGGCGGCGGGCGATTCCTGCACCTGGATGACCTGACCGAGACGGACGGCTTTCCACGGCCGCGCGTCTGGAGCTATTGAGATGAGCGTCTGGTCGGACATCGCCGAGAGCGTGGGCGAGGCCGCGCCCGTCGTGGGCAGCTTGCTCGGCGGCCCGGCCGGCGGCGCCGTCGGCCGCATGGTGGCGGGCGTCCTGGGCGTCGATGCGCAGCCGGACAGCGTGGCGTCGGCGCTGCGCGACGACCCCGAGGCGCTGGTCAAGCTCAAGCGGCTGGAGGCCGAGCACGCACGCGAGCTGCGCCGGATGCACCTGGAGGCGGAAACCGCGCGCCTGGGCGAGGTCAACGCGACGATGCGGGCGGAGGCGGCGGCGCAGGACCCCTATGTCCGGCGCTGGCGGCCCACCTTCGGCTACCTGTGCTCGGCCACCTGGGCGGTGCAGGCCGGCGGTCTCGTCTACGCCATTGTCGCGACGCCGCAGTATGCCGCCGAACTTATCGAGGCCGTCACCGCGCTGACGCCGATGTGGGGAATCGCGCTCGCCGTCCTCGGAATCAACGTGCACAAGCGCAGCCAGGACAAGCAGGTCGCCGCCGGCCAGGCGCCGGGATCCATGTCCCGAGGCGGGGGCCTCCTGGGCGCGCTGGCCGGCCGCATCCAAGGCAAGGGGGCCTCGTGACAGCCTATGAATGGGTTTTGCTCGCGTTCCGGGCGGCGTCCGGGTTCGGCCTGCTCATTTCAATGGGTGCCGGATACTACGCCTGGCAGGTCAAGCGCCAGCAACTGCGCAAGGAGGAGGTGGACGAGAAAGTCCGCCGGGTCCACGACCGGGTCGATGCGCGGCAGGGAGAGATCCGCAACCTGACCGACCGCGTGTCGCGGGCGGAAAAACACCTCGAAGACGTGCCCTCGGCCAGTTCGGTACATGAGCTGGCACTGTCGATCTCCGGGGTATCTGGCGACATGAAGTCGGTGGTGGCGCAGATGGAGGGTATGCGCGAGATCGTGACCCGCCAGGAGCGCGTCACCACGCGGCTAGAGGACTATATGCGGCAGGTGGACCGTGAGCGCAGAGGGATCAGCGCATGAGCTACGCGGATTTTGTGGCGGCCGAGCGACGAGCCGCGATCCTGGGCTTTCTGCTGGAAGCCGACGGCACGGCCAACGAGCGCAGCCTGCTGAGCGCGCTCAAGGCCACGCAGTTCCCGCGCCTGACCGCGACGCAGCTCCGCACGGACCTGGACGAGTTGCGCCGCAAGGGCTGCGTCACCCACGAGTGGCTGCACGACGACCTGTTGATCGCCGGGTTGACCGCGCGCGGCCAGGACTGCGCGCGCGGCGACATCGAGATCGCGGGCATCGCCCGGCCGGAGCGCATCCGCTGATGGCCCCGGATCGACGCGCTGGTGGGGAGCGCGCGTGATGGCCAAGAAGCACACAATCGCCTATCTGCCCGCGGACATGCGCGAGCGCGTGGACCGATTCCTGAGCAAACAGCAGCGCACGGTGGACGAGTTCCACACCTTCCTGACGGAGGATCTCGGTCTCGACCTCTCGCGCTCGTCCAGCCACCGCTACATGCAGGGCTTCGAGCAGGCGGCGGCGAAGCTGCGCCAGTCGCGCCAGGTCGCCAGCGCCTTCGCGGAGCAGCTTGGCGAGGACAGCCTGCAAAGCCGCCAGGGCCGCGTGCTGGTCGAGATGTTCCAGACGCTGGTGCAGGACCTGATGCTTCAGCGCCTACAGGACGGCGAGGCGGCGCCGGCGTTCGACACCAAGGACTTCATGCAGCTCGGCCGGGCGATCAAGGACGCGATGAGCGCCAGCAAGATCGACGTGGACCGCGAAGCGAAGATCCGTGAGGAGGAGCGCAAGAAGGTCGAGAAGGAAACCGCCGAGCGGGTCGAGGCCGCCGCCGCGCGGCAGGGGCTGACGGCGGAGACCAAGGCCGCCTTTATGGCCGAGGTGTTCGGGGACGGCGAATGACCGATTCGCACGAAGCCGCCCGGGTTTTCCTGCCCTATCAGCAGCGGCTGCTGCGCTCGGTCAGCGAAAACGCGGTGACCGTGGTCGAGAAGTCGCGGCGCACCGGCTATTCCTGGGCGGCGGCGGGCGTCGCCGCGCTGCTCGCCGCCTCCGAGCCGGCCGCCGGCGGGCAGGACGTCTTCTACATGGGCTATAACCTGGAGATGGCCCGCGAGTTCATCGACTACGTCAGCGACTGGTCGCGCAAGATGCAGCGCGCCGCCGCCGGCATCGAGGAGTTCGTGTTCCGCGACCCCGACAACCCGGACAAGGACGTCCAGGCGTTCCGCGTGACCTTCGCCTCGGGCCACAAGGTGGTGGCGCTACCCAGCAAGGCGCGCGCGCTGCGCGGCATGCAGGGCCTGGTGATCATCGACGAGGCGGCCTTCCACGACGATCTCGACGAGGTGCTGAAGGCCGCTTTCGCGCTCTTGATCTGGGGCGGCAAGGTGGTGGTGATCTCCACCCACAACGGCGAGGATAGCCCCTTCAACGAGCTGGTCGCCGAGATCCGCGCCGGCAAGAGGCCCTACACCCTGCTGCGCTGCACCTTCGACGACGCGCTGGCGGAGGGGCTCTATCGCCGGATCTGCCGCATGCAGGGCAAGGCCTGGACGGCCGAGGCCGAGGCGGCCTGGCGCGCGGAAATCGTCGCCTTCTATGGCGAGGCGGCGGAGGAGGAGTTGTTCTGCATCCCGTCCAAGAGCGGCGGCGCCTGGCTCAGCCTGTCGGCGATCGAGGCCGCCGCGGCCAGGGGCGCGAACATCCCGGTGCTGCGCTGGCAGTTGAAGGATTCCTTCGCCGAGCTGCCCGACCACCTGCGCGCCGCCGAGACGCTGGACTGGCTGGAAAGTCAGGTGGCGCCGGTGCTGGCCGCCATCGAGCCGCGCGCGCCCGCCTACTTCGGCGAGGACTTCGGCCGCAGCGGCGACCTCTCGGTGATCTGGCCGGTTCAGGTGCTCTCCGATACGACCCGCCGGCCGCCGCTGGTGGTCGAGCTGCGCAACGTGCCCTTCGAGCAGCAGCGCCAAGTGCTGTTCTACATCGCCGACCGCCTGCCGCGCTTTTCCGGGGGCGCGCTGGATGCCGGCGGCAACGGCTCCTACCTGGCCGAGGTCGCCTGGCAGCGCTACGGCTCGGGACGGATCGAGCGGGTCAAGTTCTCCGAGGACTGGTACCGCGAGAACATGCCGCC